GTTCACCCAGTCCGTTATCAATAATTGGAGCCGGAAGAACTTCTTCATCTAACTGATTCATATTTTCTAACTGAATCTGTTTACGAATATCATGGTTTACGATGTCTTTAAAGTATTTTTGAGTGGCCACCCAAGCAAAAAGTACCAAAGTCATTACTAAATCATCATTATTATCATCTTCTGCCGCAAATGATGTTTTACTTGCCACAAAAGTTGTTAGTTCCGAGATGGTATCAAAATCTGGAATCAACAACTTATCACCTTCAATCAATGTTTTTAAATTGGAACAACCAATTCTTTTGACCGCCACAGACATTTTAAGGCCCATCTGTATGCCTCGGCCAAATCCACTATGTAACTGTTGTGGTTTTTTGTTTCCTGTAAATACTTTCCAAAGATTCTCATACTCTAAATCTTGGTGTATAATGTCCGCTACCTGTGGATTGTTATTAATTTCAACCAAAATATAGGCATCATTATAATACCGAGCGGCATTGTGAATAACCGTAGGGAATAATATGGGTGAAATTGAAGAACTCTTATACACCGCCACCTGTCTATATGGTGTTGATGAAATATCAAACACAGAAAATGCTGAACAGTCCAGATTACGACCTTCTGATACATCCACGGTAATACAATATAGATGGTCTTTGGTAATTTCATCGTCACCTTTAATCGGATGTTCATAGATTATCATCTTATCATGGTGAGCAATTGGCGGACTGTAAGCCATCTTCTGTAACTTGGTACCAGCAATAAGAGTATTGGTAGAACCTAAAAACTCGGTTTCAAACTCCTGTCGAAACTGATGTTCAGAAGTATTACGAATCGTTTCTTCTTTCCAAACATCATCACGGCCTGGTACCATTGACCAATGTACCTCAAATGGTACATAATTGTTTCGTTTATTGATGGCGTCTGTCCATATCTTATAGAACAGATTCATGCCGTTAGGTGTAGAAACAATAATAATCTTTGTTTTTGTACCAGCAGTAATAACAGGATAAACTGAGGTAAAGAATTCTGTGGCAATATTAGATGGTACGAAAGCAAACTCATCTAAGAATACAATGTTAAACGAACCAGAACGAGCTGCTGAAGAAGATGTTGAAGAAGCAATAATTACAGAACCATTCTCTAGTTCTACACGACCTTTGTTCCACTCAACAACACCTTGCTGTAACCACATAGGCAGATTCTCATAGGCCAGTTGTAACTTACCAAGAATGCCACGAGCAGTTTCACCACGGTTGGCCAGAACAGCAATTGATTGTGCGTCTTGAAAGAGTATTGTCCAAAGAAGATACGCCACCGTGGTGGTCGTTTTACCCACCTGCCGTGGGCATTTCATAATAGTAAAACGATTATTGTGAAAAGTTCGTATCATGTCTTGCTGAAAATCATACATCCTGAAATCAGTTACACCGTCATCTAGTGTGATAATTTTAATGTACTTGGCAAAATAGATAGGATCCCTAGAACACTTGATATATTCATCAACTTGGTCTTGAGTAAAATTGACTTGAACTCCTACTCGTTTGAGTAGAGGGTTGTCACGGTAACTTTCTTTATTCTTTGCTGGCATTGTTCTTCAATAGTTTACTGAGTTCAGAAGTTGAGCCAACAAAAATTGCTTTATCAATATTGGTATTATTTGTTTCTTTTTTAATGCCTTCCATCTCACGCATTTCTTTTTGTATCTTTAATAATCTATCATTGGCTTCGGTCATATTTTTTAATAGACCAGAATATACTTCAAACGCTCGTGGGTGTTGGCCAGCTTTGGCAATATTGAGTATTTCTTCCATGGCGTCTTTGCCTTGGTCAATAATACCTTGAAGATTTTCTTTTGATTGTTGATAAGCATCATTCAAATCTTGTTTGATATCTGCCTCATTATACTTGGCGGACATTACAGGTAAATTTGTTTTTTCTTCTTTAACTGTAGGTGTTACGTCAAATATTTCTTCCATGTTTTTTTCAAAGTTGTTCATTATGTATTAGGAAATTCTGTTATTGTGGTGGTATATGTATAATCAACATTGGCGTTAGCTGTATTAGCCGTTGTGGGATTAGGCACAACAGTAATTGTGGCCATTTTTTCTGCTGGCACAACGTAAGAAGTGAATTGATAATTTGAATTTGTTTTTGTGCCTATAATGCGTGCATCAGATACAAAATTACCTTGTATGTTGGTCAAGTGTAATATATTATTAGTCCACAAAATAACTCGACCAGATGCCGTAGATTCTTGTGCTGAATAACCTTGATACACAATTTCACCAGTTTGATATGTTCCTGTACCGGTGTTGGCCATATTAAATTGAACAACATCAGTTGATGAAATATCATTAAATATGTTTGTAATTGAAGTTCTAATTTGACCTGTTGGTGTAGTTTTACCAAACACATAACCTTTAACAGTAAAACTTAAAGTCCAAATAATCATACGAGTTTCGGAATCTTTATCTCCTTCATAAACGATATCGTGTGTTGTACTGTTTAACACAACAGGTATTTCTTTAACAATACCCATTTCAGGAATTAAATTTAATTTAATTGTATAATCTGGTGCAAAAAATGGTAAAATATGTTCAATGATTTGTGTACCATCTTCTATGTTTCGTACATAGATGTAAAGATTAAAGTCAAAATTATATGGTACAGGATTATATTGTGAAATTAATCCAGTAGTTATTTGTGCAAATTGTTTAAAATTGGTATTTTGTTTACGAGAAGAATCGTAAGAAAGACCTGCCATTTCAAATGACATTCTTGGTAATGCTATTTGAATTTTTTTACTTAAATCTGGATCATCTTCTAAACGTTTTACATATAATTCTTTTGTTGCATACACAATAGGCACAAGCATGCGTTCTGCTTCTGTTAAATCTGGATTATAACGAACTAAAGTAATATTGTTAAATAGGTTACCAAACCCAACAACCATCTTTCGAATAATTCGGTGATATGTGGTGTTTGACATTAAATTTCTCCAAACGGATTGGTTTCAGAGAAATCTATAATTGCGTCTGCTTGAGTATTAATATACTTGTTGTCATAACTTTCATTATAAGAATTATCTAATTGTGTATCATATGAAGTTAATATGTAACGTGCATTACTTGATGCACCAATAATTACAACATTATTTGTAAACTCACCAGAAATATTGCTGATCATCAAAGAATTGGCCGATGGTGTCCAAGCTTGTACGATTGCCACAGAAGTTGCATTGGCTTGAGTTTGGTCTGCGGCCTGATATACTGTTTCGTTTATTATATAATTATTTGCATTACCAGTTTTTGCGCCAGTAACTAACTTAATCATATAACCAGAATTTTCAACAATCGTATCAATATCTTCAATACCAGTGTCAATGATTTCTTGAGCATACTTAAATTTCTCAAGGCGCAACTCATAAAAATATGGTTGTTTTCTACCAAGAGTATGAAAATCTTTTGCTTGTTCAGTAAATGTTATTTCATACAATTCACCAGTACCATTTAAGAATGGCACATAAACCAAATCACCTTCTCTTGGTCGTGTAAATGTATTTTGTGGAACTCGTTGTTGAAATGTCCTACGAGAAACGGATACCGTTACCACATTTTTAATTTCTAAACCAAACTTAGAAAAGAACTCTTGTTGACCTTGGTAATCCATTACATCACCAGACAAATACATTTCTAATGGAAAGGCTGATTTGAATTTTTTAACCGGATCTTCACCATATAATATATCTCTATCCGCTGGATTATCAATAGGTAGATAGAATGCATCAAAACCCATGATTTGCATGGATTCAACAATTAGATCCTCTATTACTCTTTGTTCAGCAGTAGAGTTGTAGTTATTAAAATATACACTTGTTGGCATATTAGTTCATCATAAATTCTAATGGAGCACCGTATTGGCTTTCCATCTGTTCTTCTAATTTTTGAATTTCATCTACCGCTTCTTCATAAATCTTATCGCCATTAAGTGTGACACCACCTGGTAATTGTAAGCCAGAAAACTTTTTGAGGTTATTTCCCCATGTTCGTTTGAATAGTGCTGTGGCATATTCTTTAATCCAACGGTCATTCCATACTCGATTGTATTCTGTGGCATCAATACAAGCATAACATTCGGCAACTACAATTGTACCAGTAGGTGCTTCGGATTCTCCCCATGCCCAATCAATAAAGAGTTTTCCCATATGTCGTTGGAAACGAATAGGAACTTCTCCACTAAACAATAACTCCAGTGAACGTAAATGCTGTTGAGTTAAGGTATAATTGACGTA